GGGGTGGGAATGGCCATTACCAGAGGCTCCCCTGATTAAGACGCGCCAGAGCCGCCGCCAGCTGCTGGCGCTGGTCGGCGGCCTGAGCGATCGGCTGCGCCTGCGGCTGAAAGAGCATCCCTTGCGGCGCGGCGGTGTTCATCAGCGCCGGCTGCGCCGCCGGCCTGTAGGCCTGACCGGCAGCGCCAAAGAAATCGCCGAGCACCTGCGACCCGGTCTTGAGCTGGGGAGCATATGCTTGGGCCAAGATGTCGCGCATGCCGGAATAGTCGGGCGGGGTGGTTGCGGCAGTTGCCGTGGGTGCCGCAGTCGAGGGAACCGGAGGACCGATGCCGCTGACGGTCTGGCCGGCCTCGTTGCCCGCACCGCCGCCAGCTGCGGCGACCGGACCAGCTGGAGCGCCGCTGCCAGCGCCGGCCTTGATGCCGGCCCACGGGTTGCCCTTCCAGCCGTGCCACTGGCCCCAGCCTTGCCGCGCGGCCTCCTGCAGCGCGTAGTCGACGCCGCCCTGCCAGTTGGTGCGCGGGTCGATGCCGGCGGCAACCGCCCGGTCGCCGAGCCCTGCGCCGCGTCCCGAGATGTAGAGCTGGAATGGCCCGTAGCTGGCCTCGGTGCCGCCGCCGGCCTGCGAGCCGGGAGCGGACAGCACGGAACGCCGGAACGGGTCAGTGGTCAGCGACTGCTGGCCGCCTTCGCTGAGCGCCACGCGCACCGCCTGATCGGGGTCGATGCCGTAGCGGGCGGCGGCTTGGCGGATATAGGTTTCGACCGGTCCCATCGCGCCCTCATATGAACGGCAGGATCGAGCCGAGCGCGGTCATGCCGCCGCTGGCAATGGGCGTCAGTGCCGCTTGGATGCCGGCCCCGCCGAGGTTGAACAGGCCTTGGTTGGTGGCCTGCGACCCAGCGAGCTGCTGCTGGTAGGCATTGTTGATGTAGCTGCCGATCGGCGCGGCCCCGATCGGCGATCCGGTGAAGCCGGGGAAATTCGGGTTCTGCATCTGCACGCCGCCGAGCAGCGCAGTGATCTCGTTGATGGGCTGGTTGCGCAGCTGGATCGCCTCGGCGAGCTGGTTGCCGCGCAGCTGGTTCATCATGGTCGCGTACTGGTTGGTGTCCGACCACTGCTGCTGGGTCGCCTGATTGTAGGCGTCCTGCGCGGCCCGGCTTTCCTGCCCCGATGCCAGATAGGCCTGATTGAGCGCGTCGGTTCGGGCGCGGTCGCGGGCCTGCTGGATTTGGCCGTACTGCGCCGAGCCGGGCGACATGCCGCGCGCCGCGAGCTGCGCGTCCTGCTGCGCCTGCTGGGTGGCCGCGTCGATGTTGTAGCGGCCCATCATGGCGTTCTCGACCGCAGCCCGGTCGGTCGGGGTCTGGTCGATCCTGAGGCTCGGGGCCTGTGTGTAGCTCGCCCACGGCGTGAGCGCCGTCGTGTTGAGGCCTTGGTTCAGATAGTTGCCGATCTTGGCCGACTGCTGCACCGCCGCCTGCCCGAGGTTCTGGCCGGTCTGTGTCTGCAGGTTGAACAGCTGCTGCTCGGCCGGACTGAGCGTCGTCGTCTCGTTGTAGCGCGGAATCTGCATCGGCTTGCCGGTGGCGTCGTAGATCGTCTGCGTGCCGGCCTGCGTGAACACCTGCGAGCCGTAGGGGCTGTAGCGGTTCGGATTGTTCATGATGGCGCTGGCAGCGGCCGCGCCGACATCGCTCTGCTGCTGCGCAGCGGCCGTCTGATAGGGGTCAGGCGGTTTGGGGCTGGATACCATCACTCACCTCCTGAAAACGCACCAGCGACGATCCTCGTGGCAGGAAACGGCAATCCTGCCTGAGCATGCCCATCACCAGCGCGTCGCGCTCGCCCTCGATGATGCAACGCGCATAGCCCTCCTCGGTGAAGCCGAGCCGTCGCGCCTGCCTAATGGCGCGCTCGTTGGTCGGCTCGATCAGCGCGGTGATGCGGGCGGCGCGCGAGAACACGGTGCCGAACATGACCTTGAGCAGCCGCCGGGTGAGGCAGCGCGGATCGGCGATGGCCGCCGAGAAATGCGCGTCGAAGCTGGTCTTGAACTCGAAGCAGCAGACGCCGAGCAGGCGGCCGTCGTCGCGGCCCGAGATGCAGAGCCAGGTGCTCTGAGAGAAGTCGGTGCCGGTGAAGTCGACGCCCGTCATCGTCGAGAGGAAATATCTCTCCTCGGGACCGAACGGGGCGAACGAGTGCTTCATGCGAACGGCGCTCCCACCTCGTAGCTGACATCGAAGCCGGTGACCTCGAACGTGCAGTCGAGCACGCGCGCCGCCAGCCTCGGCGCGCCGACGTGGCCGATCGCGCCGACGCCGGTCTTGATGATCCACGGCTGCAGCGTGCCGCCGGCCCAAAATTCCGCATCCCACGCGCTGACGTCCCACTCCGCGCCGGCCTCGGAGAACGACACCTCGGGCTGGTTGATCGGCGGCGAGAAGTCGTACTTGACCTTCACATCGAGCCACGGCAGCGGCCGGCCATCGGTGACGATGTAGGCCTGCACCATCTTGAACTGCTTGATGCTCGACGAGCGGAACTGGCTGAAGCTCGGCATGACGTCGACGTAGATCGGCCGGCCGTCGTCGGACTGGAACTGCGGGTGCATGCGGTAGACGCTGCCGGTGTCGTCGCCGAAATAGAGGTAGGGGTCGATCCACTGCCAGCAGCGCGACGGGATGTCCCGCCACTGCGACCACAGCGGCTGCGGCATGTGGCGCACCAGCTGCCCGTACTGGCTGACGCCCGCGCTGGGCATGTTGCAGATCAGCCGGCCCGACGACGGGTTGAGCAGGAGCTGCCAGCCGGCGCGGTCCTTCCACAGGTTGGCGTCTCTCAGGAAGATCGACAGCACCGACTTGTCGTATTCCGACAGCGCATCGCCCTCCGAGGCGATCAAGGTGGTGATCGGCACGACGCCGGTCGGGATCATGACGTAGAGGTCGCCGCCGTAGTTGGCGACGCTGTCGCGGCTCATCGGCGGGTTGAAGCGGAACACGCCGCTGACCTGCCAGTCGGTGTCGGGATCGATGCCCATGAAGATCACGCACTCGCCGTTGCTGGTGAAGACGACGAGCATGTCGTTGAGCGTGACGCCCGCGATCGTCCACGTCGCCAGCGCCCTGATCGTGCCGCCGCGCTTGAACAGCGCGTTGAGCGGCAGCACCTTGACCTCGCCGGACTTCTGCTGGGTCGGCAGGTAATAGATCGCAAGGTTCGTGCCGTCGGCGAAAAACAGCCGGTTCATGTGGGCGACGACGATCTGGAACAGGTTCGGCGTCACCCAGCTGTCGGCGCTCGACGCCGTCACCGGCTCCTTGACGAACGAGCCGGCGGTCCTGACCGTGACGCCGGTCGTCTGCGCCGCTGTCGCGTGCGACAGGTCGACGCCGAGCAGCTGGAAGGTGTTCACGGGCGTGCCGACATTGCCGATGATGTGGGTGCCGTTGGCGGCAACGTGCTGGGCATCGGCCCCAGCGACGACGACGGTCTGGCCGTTATGGAACTGGCCGATGTCGCCGGCCGCGACGGTGACGACTGCCGGGTTGGCGTTCGACAGATTGGTGACCGTGACGGAAGGACCGTCCTGAACGGAGCCGCCGTTCCAGCTCCAGACGCCATCGGCCCCGTTGACCATGACGGTGTACTTGTCCTGCCCGAGGTTGGCAAAGGCGGTGAAGCTCCAGTCGTCGGACTGGAAGCCGGTCTTGAGGTCCGCGCCGCTCATCGCGTCGGCGAGCTTCTTGTTGGTCGCGGCGAGCAGCTTCGGCGCGTCGCCGTAGTGCGGGATCAGCTGGTTGATGACCTGACCGTCGGCGTGCGTCGACACCTTGCGATAGCCGGCGCGCGCGCAGATGCGGTCCTCCTGAATGATGAAGTTGGTGAGGATCGGCGCGGTCAGCGTGCCGGGCGACAGGTTCGCCGAGGAGAGGTTGAGGCCCTTGAGCGGCGGTGACACATGGTCGACCTCGGCGACCACCGGCTTCGACTGGATCGGCTTGTCGTTGGCATAGCGGGTGGCGAGCATGCGCGTCACAGCTGCCGCCCCTTGTCATGGTCGAGGTCGACGACCGTCGCCTGCCGGCCGGCGACCTTGTTGAGGCGCGTCGTGAAGTCGCGCATCTCCTCGCCGTATTCGAGGCCCTTGGCCTTGAGGAACCGGTACTTCAGTCCGTCGACGGCGAGGCGGCCGTCGAACATGACGACGTCGCTGTCGGCGGTCGGGCTTGGCTTTTCGACGCCGTTGGCGTCGCGCAGCCACATGCCGTCGCCAAGGATGATCTTGTAGGGATGTTCGAGCAGCACCTCGTCGGCGACCGCCGTCAGCAGCGCCAGCATCTGCACGACGTCCTGATCGAGGCTGGCGACCGCCGAGGGGATGGCGCGCTGCGCCAGCCCCAGCTCGAACTGGCACTGGTTGATCAGGTCGCGGACGTTGAACAGCGCCGGCATGTCAGGCGACCGGCGGCTGCGGCTGCTGCGGCATCATCGCCCTGAACGCGCTGAACGCGGAGAGCATGGCGTTGGCCTCCCTGAGCTGCTCGGCGAGCTGGTCGCGCTCGGCGCGCAGCTGCTCGACCAGCGCCTCGTACTTGCCGGTCTTGGCCTGCATCTCGACGAGCCGTTTGGCCCGGTGGGCCAATTCGCGGATCGGGGCCGGCACGCCCTCCTGCATGGCGAGCGGCGCGAGCTGCTCGACGGTGATGATGTCGCGCACCAGACACATGGCCAGATCGGCCGGGCCGATCGCCGGCCACAGCACCAGCGGGTAGCCCTTCACGCCGGTCGTGTTGCGCGCCAGCCGGGTCTTCTCGAACTCCCGCCATTCGTCGGCGAAATCCATCCTGTCCTGATCGGTGGCGACGTATTTGACCGCCGTGTTGTTGCCGACGACCTTGTGGATTTCGACGATCGGCACAAAGGCCGGCAGGCCGTCCTCGGACAGGCCGTCCTGCGCCCAGCTCTCGACGAAGCTGATCTGAGCGATGTTGTTCTCGCGTCCCATTGGCTGCTCCTTCCCAAAAGGGGGCGGCGACGAGGAGACGCCGCCCGAGAGGCGGGCTGGATAGGGGGCCTTGCCCGCTTTCAAGTGCCAGAGGCGAACAGCCGCCCCTGCATGAACCGGTTCGACATCGACAGGCAGCCCATGAAGCCGATATGGCGCGTGACGGCGTCCATGTCTGGACTTTGCTCGGGCAAGTCCAGAGGCTGGAAATTGTAGCCTGTGTAGATTTCGAACTTGAAGTACTTGGTGTTGAGGTAGTACGCGCCAGTAATGCCGGTGGCTGCACCATCGAATACGATCGGCGCTGACTTGTACATCAGCGTCTGGAAGCCGAGCGCGCCGAGCGTCGGGCTGGTGTAGCGCTGCAGCTCCTGCAGGCCGCTCTCGTAGGTCGAGTAGATTTCGCCGTCGGCGATGATCAGGTCCGGCTTCTCGGTGCCACGGATCAGCTTGAGCCACAGCGCGTTCATGCCGGCCTTGAGCGCCGGGTACTGCAGCCCGGTGGCGCGCACGACGTTCTGGAACTGGTTGCGCCAGAAGGTCCACGTCGAGCCGTTGATTGCGCCGACGGTGCCGAGCCCATCATTGGTGATCATGGCGAGCAGGCCGGCGAAGCTCTTGGCGACGGTGCCGTCCGAATAGATCGCCTTGGTGATGTTGTTGTTCATGGTCACCTGCGCATTCTCCATCTTGCCTTCCAGCAGGTTGAGGATGCGCTCGCGCGACCGGTTCATCGCCAAGGTCGGGCCGTCGAGCGTGACGGAAGCGACGGCGTTGGCCGGCACGTAGTCGGCCTCCGAGATCGTCTCCTTCAGCGCCCGGCTCAAGAGGTCGGTGCCGGTGTACCAAGCGAAGGTTTCCTCGGCGTAGGTCAGCGGCGTCGAGATCGTCTTGCCGCCGTCGACGATGCGGGTGCGGTTGCCGAGCTTGAGCTGCGCGGTCACCGCGTTGGAGTTGGAGACGTTGTCGGCGAAGGTACGATGGTAATTGCTGATGGTGGTCGCCATCAGCTGGTTGACGGTTGGTGACGGCATGGCCGGCTCCTGAAGGATCAGAAGCCGATCTCGTCAGCAGACTGTTCGAGCGTCTCCCTGAGCCCCTTCGGCGTGCCGTCGTCGGGCGGCTTGGCCACCTCCGAGGTGCGGCCCCTGATGTTCTGTCGGGCCGCTTGTTGCGCGCGGCTGTCGGAGGCCTTCTTCTCGACGGCTGCCCGCTCGGCGGCGATCATCTCGGCGCGCGTCTCGGGGTTCATCCAGCGCGCGGTCTGATAGGCCTGCGCCAGATCGGGGTTGGGGTTGTCGGCGATCAGCATGCGCATGTACGGGGCCTGCCTGTCGAAGTCGGGCCTGAGCTTCTGCCCGTCCTGACCGACCTCGTCGGCGAACTGATCGACCCACCACCGCGCCTGCTGGTTGGCCTGCGCGGTCTGCGCGTCGATCGCCGCCTTCTGCATTGCGTCCATGCGTTGCTGCACCTGCATGAGAGCACTCGATTGCCTGCCGATGTGATCGGCGAGCGAACGGATAGCCGGGTCATCCATCTCCTCACGGGAGAATTGCGGTTGTCCCGGCCGGCTCGGGGCCAGTGTGGCTGGGTCGAGGTTGGCGCGCTGGATCATGTCCCGGATCAGACCGGCGGGGTCCTGAACGAACCGCCGCTGCATCGCCGCCCACTGGCAGATGGCCTCGAAGGGCGACATGCGGTTCTGCACCAGCGATGCCTGAACGACAGGATCGCCGAACACGGGCTCCAGCGCGCTGATGAACTCGGCTGCTCGCGCATTGGCCTGCACACGCCGCTGGTA